GACCAATCATCTTAAAATATCCCTTTTGTTGTTCAGCAGACATGGTAAGTTGGTTCCAGATGTGCATCCAGTCACCATATTGACGATCAATTCTTTGACCACCAATCTCAACTTCTACTTGGGCAATAAGTTGTTCTCCAACATAATCCAACCAACGAGCATAAACACCATCATCGCCAGTCTTGGCCATAGATTGGTTAATCTCGGGTAGAGTTACTTGGAGATAAGTGCGATAACACAAATCACCATTTCGGGAAATTGTGCAAGTCACACGACGGCCGAAATCGGCCTGACCATTGAATGTCTGTTCAATAGATTCCATAGCAAAGTTGGTGTATCTTCTGTAAGAAACCTTCCAGAATGTTATTTCCGGACTACCGGTGAGATACACGTCTTGACTACCATACGCTACAAGTTGCAACACTTTTTAAAAAAAGAATCCCAACTGGATTCCCTTTTTTTTACTTATGCCAAGAAAAGCGTTTATCTATTTATTTTCTCAACTCTCAACATTCATTCAAATCAAACAAATATAAACAAACATTTTTTCTTGGCAATATCCCAACGTTGTTGAATAAAATACATTGTCTCTTTTGTGGGCCAACAATGATGTAATATTTTACTCCCCGAATTGGGACACCATTACTGGTGAGAATAGACTATATCTTAAGCCTCCCTCAACTGTCCCCCTTCTTTTTTAACAAAAAAGAAGAAAGGAGGAAGAAGAAGGAAGCCCACTTCCATTTAGTCGTTGAACCTTTTTCTCATCTGAATAAAATGTAAAACTTTGATTCATTCTTGTACTCTGACCATTTTTAAATCGTTGAAGCAGAATATTCAAGCCGCAAACTATCCAATTGAGAAACTTGGCTGCGGATTGTCCTTGTCATTTTGAATCTTATTACCATTGTGTACGGCAATTAACCGTGTTCCTTTTCAAAGTCACCAAAGAAAAGTGGTAATTCAAAACATGTATTGGATATTCCCGCAATTTGAAAGTGTTGCCCGTTACATACGGACTAGCCATGTCCTTTTCCGACATGACTAGGACTGTTGCAAAAACAATCCTCCAGCCATTTTCTTTTATAAACATACAAAAGAAAATAATTTGTAGGAATAACGAAAAAATATAAATATAAATATACAATAAATAAAATATATTTTTTTTACCTAAATTATAAAATATAGAGTTTACATTCAAATATTATATTACATTTTATATCACAAAAAATTGATTTGGTTCACAAGAATCATTCTAGTTCATTATTCAACATCTTCATTCATAATCACTCGTAATCACTCATAATTTAATATAATTATAACTGCAATGGAAATTAGTAACGATATCAATAGAAAATGCAAAGTTTGTGGAAAGTCTGCATCATACAACTATGCTGATCAAACCAAACGATTGTGGTGTGCTGTACATAAATTGGAAAATATGGTCAATTTATGCAAGCAAAACTGTCAGGAATGTTCAACTGAGGCTTGCTACAACTTTCCTGAATTGAAAAAAAGGTTATTCTGTAATACTCATAAGAAAGAAGGCATGGTTAATGTCAAAGCGCAAAAATGTATAGATTGTCCTGTCAGACCATCATTTAATTTTCCTGACAAAATCACGCCAGTATACTGTACAAAACATAAAAAAGATGGAATGGTTGATATCGTTTCAAAATAAATAAAATAATAAATAACGCAAAATTCAAAACAATGAAAAATAAAATTTGAATAAATAAATAATAAAAATTGATTTGGTTTATTGTTGTTCATTATTTTATTTCATCACCACGATCCAAAACCATGCTTAAATACAGAGAATGTAAAGAATGTGGAAAAGGAGCAACCTATAACTATCCTAATCAAACTGAGCGATTGTATTGTTCGGCGCATCAATTGCCCGGGATGATATCTTTATCTGCCAAGTATTGTATAGAAAATTGTGGAATTCGTGCCAGTTTTAATAGTCCTGGAGAAAATACCCGACTATACTGCAATATCCATAAAAAAGAAGGAATGGTCAAAATGGGCGCCCAAGAATGTCTGGATTGTACCAAGCGACCGTCGTACAATCTTCCTACTGAAAAAAAACCTTTGTACTGTGCTACGCACAAAAAGGAGGGAATGATAGATGTGGCTTCATGCAAACGATGTAATATAAAGGATTGTTTTGAGCCAGCAAAATATAATTTACCGGGCCAACCTTCAATTCTTTGTAAAGAACACAAAACTCCTGAAATGGTTAATAGAAGAGAATTAATGTGCCAAGAACCAGGTTGTGAATTACATGCAAATTACAATATAGTAGGTGATAAAACCCCACTCTATTGCGAGAATCATTGTAAAGATGGAATGGTAAATATCAAAAGTAAAAAATGTATCACTCCATTATGCGGTACAGTCGTTCATAATCCAAAATATTTGGGGCATTGTTTATTTTGTTATGTGAATATGTTCCCTGACCAACCAGTTGCGCGTGGTTATAGATTGAAAGAAAAAGATGTGGTTAATCATATCAAAGAAAAATTCCCTGATTTTACATGGATTACTGACCGCAAAATATCTGGTGGATGTTCAAATCGTCGTCCAGACTTATTTTTAGATTTGGGTTATCAAATAATAATTGTAGAAATAGATGAAAATCAACATACAGATTATGATTGTTCTTGTGAGAATCGTCGTATTATGGAATTATCACAAGATGTTGGTCACCGACCAATAATATTTATTCGGTTCAATCCAGATGAATATATTGAAAGAGACGGTAAAAAAGTATTATCACCGTGGGCAATTAATGGTTATGGAGTAAGTAATGTTAAAAAGTCTCATCAAACATTTTGGAAAGCGCGATTAGCTGCATTATCTGCACAAATTGTATATTGGTCATTGCCTGAGAATAGAATAGAAAAAATGGTAGAAGTTGTTCAATTATATTTTGATGGGTTATAAAAGGGTTTGGTTGCATTCTTTCTAAAAACAAATTCTGATTCATGTATCATATCAGTTAATATCGCAACATTACATAATGGCATCTTATTATCAATCATACTTTCAGTAAATGATATGATATTTACTTTTTTCCATTCAAGAGTACACATGTCTACATCTAGTCCATCCAATCTTGTAAAGAGTTTTCTCATATCACTCCAAAAATATTCAGGTTCTGTTAATTCAGTAATAGATTTCTCAAAATCCATCAAAACAATTTTACAACCAAATGTCGGCACATCATATGCATCTTTTCCAAGTTTATATTTTATCAATTCTCTTTTTGTTGGTTTCAATAGTAAATTACCTGGATGCAAATCGCCGTGAATAAATCCTATTCTTTCAAAAGCACAAGCAAGAGATAATACAGTTTGTATTATTAATGCATTCAGTACATGTATATTTCCTGGTTTCCATTTATACTTTTCTACCGATCCATTGCAAATAAATGGCATCACTAGAACATCTTTTTTATTTTCCTTTATTGGCTTGGCAATACATATTTTTGGTTCCATTGGAATCGGTGTAGAATTCGGTTCAATATGTTCTACTTTCTTGCTAGTATCATCATAACATGTAAATAAACAATAATATTTTATAAATCCTGGTGTATTTGATTCAGCTAATTGTTGTCCAATACAAAATTCTTTTCTTGTAATATAATCTGATGGTCAAATCTTTACAACTATGTGTTTTTCGGCGAATGTCGCATCTTTTGCTACCGCTCTTAAAATTGCAACGTTTGCAGATTTTGTATTACGAATAAGCATTTTCATTTCAAGAGAATCGGGATTTTTTTCATAAGATGCACAATCCACATAGTATTTGTCACCACCTCCTCTATTTGTATACCGCTTTTTACGCAAGTTTTCCATGATTCAGATTACATAGATAAGATATTACACCTTTTCTCATTTAAAACGCCGATTTTCCACAAGTGAGTGATTTATAAATAATTCTTACTACGCAATTGTCTTGTCTTATTTCGTTGAATATATACCTTTTCTCTATTATAAGCGCCCTTAAAAATATTTTCATATTTTTCTTTGGGTATTTGTGTAATAACTTTACTGATATTCTCCTTCAAATCTTCGTATTTCAATCCGTCTAATTTTTGTAAGCGGGATTTCAATATACTAAAGTAATTTTCTATACTATTAGTAAAATGCTGATATATTGGTAGTCCAGAAGACGAAAATAATCCAATGTTTCATAGGGGCGGTTATTTAACCAGAGATAAAAATAGTTGTATCAATATGATAAGCATAGCGAAACATTTGATATACAAAAGAACAAGACCTCGTGAATTTCAACGAGGCGAATGAAAAATTACTATCACCGCCGTAAAAAGCGGGAAAAGGTAGTATATAAGTTGTTTTTACAGGTTCATACCTAAATATTTTTAATGATTTTTGAGCGCTAATCGGCGTTTTAAATGAGAAAAGGTGTAAAAATATTTCTGTATTGCGATTCAACTAAAACGGTGCTGTTGTAATCAAGGTTCCAGCCCTTACAACCACAGGACCATGTCCCAACGCAGTTTTAGCAGCAGGTTTCAATGGTAATACCAAAACACATGCCAGATTTTTTACAGCAGTTCCAGTACTTGCCATATTGAATATAGGTTGAGAATAAGGCTGTACGGTGCAATTTATTACTTGCATTTTTTTATGTGACAAATAATTGGATGGTATAGTTGCTTGTTGTGTAACCAATATATTATTTTTATTTTTTTGTTGTAATAAATTGTTTAATTTTACCAAATTAATATAATCACTACAAAAACCTGATGACATGATGGATATATATATATCATATCCGACGAAATTATAAATATTCAATTTCTTCCTCTCCTGCAATTTTCTCAGTCTCGGCAACTTTGAATTTTGTCCATAAATTTTGAAACAACATTTTCACAATTTCTTTAAATGCTGGTTCAAAAATGTTTGCACGTTGATTTATGTATGGATCATCAACAATGAGTTTTTTTGCATATTGGATAGGTATTGAATAAGGTTGCCTGAACGTTATCAAATTTTTAATACTATTTTCAACCAAGGTTCTACTGTGCGCGGAAACATTGACTTCTTCTTCACTACCGGCTTCAATATATTTATAAAGTATTTCCGATGCTCTCTCATACATTAGAATATTTGCATATTTTGTACTATCTATCAAAAATGCAAGTGTTTCCTCTGATTGGAATTTTAACACATCTTCAATAAAATGTACATTTTCCAGAACATGTTGCGAATCAGCAACATCTTTGAACAATTTTCCGCGTTCAGTGTCCATTATCACATCAATCATACACATTACATCATCATCAGTTGCGGTTTTTATGTGATACAATAATTCACCTTGACCATCCTCAATTAATGATGACATTGCATTTGAATCAATTACTACAGTATTTGTCGTTGTATCACGTATTATTTTAGATAAACGCCCAATATATTGTAAACAAATATCAGAAAACCAATATTTAGCACAACGGTTTATTAATAAACGTAAACAAAAAAATGTACATGCCGAAGAAAGAAATAATGTCCGCAAAACGTACATTGTATTAGGTTCAATACCAAGACTACTCAATATGAGACAAATCATTATAAACGAATAAAAAACAATAAATGATTCTTTTATAATCATACCATCTTGAAATGCTTCCATACCATTACGTACTTCAGAAACGCAATATATTGTTTGAAAAAAATGCAAAAATGCGAGAAGATATAGCAATATTACGGTAGAATTATTTTGTGGGCAAACATAGTAATCCAATTTTGGACGATATTTATCCACCACTATACGTATTAGAGTATGTTTATCTGTGACTGCACATATCATCAAAATTGTTAGTGTGATTAAATAGAATCGCGACGTTAACCGAACTACACGCAAATGAGTAAAAGGTCGTGGTCGCAATCCTTTTGCAGTGTAATAAAGAAATTTTGAAAGACGATATGCTTTCATATTTACGAGAATAATTAAAAAACTAACAGGAAGATAAATTCCCCATAAATAACCATTACATTGAATTTGAATATTATCCGATTGCCAAAGGAGGGCAGACGACCAACATACACACATGCTACATGCACATATGACTATAATATGGAAATAGTGCAGCATTTTTATTTCCAAGTCTTTTCGGTGAATATAAACAGTTATTATCATCACCAATAAAAGAAGAGAACAAGCCCCAGCGATGATAATTGCAGACTGTTTGTAGGAAGTTGATGTTAATGACCAGGTGTAAATACGATCTTCCCAATTTGGCATTGGATATACGAAATCTGATGTAGCAATAATTACAGGTCCGACTATTTCCGCAGAAGAAGAATGAGGCAAAGCTTGTAAAAGAATGCTAGGAGATATTGTATTGATTCTATTGACATCAAATTGAACCAACCCTACTGGAGTCAATGTCCCTAATCCTTGTAATTTATGAAAAACATCCATTGGACTAATTGAACCAATTAATAGTCCATCTTTGCCACCATTTTGCGAATCCATACCAACCAAATACATTGCTTTTTCCATGATATCAAATGCCGCCCAACAAAATGCTGTAGGATAGCTAGGATAATATCCACGTAAATTATTATACCAATTAAAGAAAATTGACGTACTTGACGGATAAGCCAATGTAAGTCCCAGTTCCATTTGATTGAACCCATTATAATTAGACGGTGTTGATGGGCGGAACATGGATGAATATAAACTACCGTCTTCAGTATATTGAAAACCTTTGATTTTTTCACTTACATAATTACCACCAGTAACAAAATCAAATAATCTCAAGTCGGGAACATTTGGAGAATCCAGACAATCAAGTAAATTGAATGATTTTGGCATATAATTTGCATTTTTAAAATGTTGCAATGGAAGAAATTCAATGATATCATTTGTTAATGCACATGCCCCCCAATCGCACCATAAGACAGCATCTGGATTTTTTTGTTTGATTATATCAACAATTTCTATAACACGATTCGTAGATTCATTATAACCAATTGTGTACATACCAAGTACTTGAATTCCGCGTAGAGCCATCACATTCGCCGTACCAAAACATGTATTTGGATTATATAAATCATATCGTTCATTTGCAACGGCAATAATTGTTTGTACCCCTGCGCGAATATACGTATCAACCATCTGTCGCAATGTGCGATATGTAGGACCTTCCATCAAAAATGATGTATTTTGTTCAGGTGGCATGATATAATCTTGCGTGTGTAGATCTGGATTAAATCCAGTCAAAATAATTGGAATTTGATGATGACCAGCAAATCGCGCACTCCCAGAACCTGGCGCACAATCATCACCTTCTGCTATTATAGCCGTTATTTCCGGTAGTGACATATCAGAGTAACGTTTTGTCAATAATTCGTCAATCAATTTACAATCCGATTTAATATCAAAATATTCAAGGGTCAAATTAAACGGCCATAATTTCATTGGACTATATTCTTCCACTTTGGTAATTACATGTTGTTGCCAATAAGGGGCGATGAACCTCAAGTCTGTATAGTTTGCGTAATTACCTTCCAAACTGTACAATATCAAAACATGTAAATTCTGTAAACATGTCACGCTATGCAAGGTATGTAATAAAATATATGCATATGCAAAAATGTTCATATATATCGTTTGTATATATACTACAAATACAAAATACAAATGGCATACAAATACAAATTAATTACAAATACAAAGCCAATATAAATAAATAAATAAATACTAATACAATGCTAAAATCATCACCGAAATTCAATCAAATAAAAATAAAAATGAAAATGAAAATGAAAATGAAAATGAAAATGAAAATGAAAATGAAAATGAAAATGAAAATGAAGATGAAAATGAAGATGAAAATGAAAATAAAAATGAAAAAAAAAATAAAAAAAAAATTGAATATAAATTATTTATATTCAATAGGATGGTTACAAATCAAATATCAAATAAGAAGAGTTTCAAGTTTATTGTACGTACATCACAACGCACTATGGATATTCGCAAATTTTTCAGCAAACCATTGGACGAGGTTACACCAGCAAAACCCAGCAATGAAACCAATGAAAGCACCGAACAAGTCGTCACTGACCCCGTTGTTGTGGAATCTGATGAGTTTCTTATTTACGCCACGTCAGTATTAGATGAACATAAAAGCATAAATATGAAATCTAATTGTTGCTTATATGAAGAATTTGATGCCAGGATCAATGAAATACCATGTACTGTAAGTTATCAAATAAAAAGCTGTCATTCTCAAATGTTGATTACGATTGAATCCGTCATATCTACAAGAATAGATGGATATAATTCAGATGATGATGAATCTCAGATTGAATCTGAAACAATGACATTGTATGAAAATGTACATCCACTAATGGGATTTGACGAAACACCACAGAAACTAGCCGCAGTCTACAGAAGCATTCATCAATTATTAGATGGTCTCGTATTTTGTAAAAAAAGTGGTCAATTATTGAAGAGTGAAACAATGAAAAAAATAGAAGCACGAGGGAGAGCATTTTCAAAATTTATACGAGAAGACCTAGATAATTGTGCAGTTTGTCAAGAACCTACTAGCACTGAAACTTATTGTGAACATAAATTATGTATTCAATGTTGGTCTAGTCTAGTCAAACTTCAATGTCCCCTATGCCGCGAGAGATTATAAATAGCAAGCAAGCAAATCCGTTTCCATTCCGCCCATCAATTTCACTGGTTTGTTTCTGTAATTAAGTTGATTTTTTGCTTAATGGGACGGGACGAAAAACTGAATGAGGGCGTAAAACAAATCCACATCAATTTTTCTACGTCATCCCATCCATGAAACCCCATCAGCTCAGGTTCTGAAGCTCTTGAAATCTTTCATCACTGTTTTTTGATGTCATGTTTATGGAATTCAGATACGTCGTATTGAATGTAGCGATGAAATGTTTAGATAAGTTTCTCTTATGATGTTATTGTTATTATTTGGAACTTTCCAATAATAGAAAAGTGCATAGAAAAACAGCTCAAACGTTATATAATGATTTATTGGTTTATGGTTCATTCACATTATGGAATAATTGACCATTTTGAAAATAACTTCAGAAACAGCAAAAAAAATAGTCAACAATTACACGAGGACTTTAATTTGTATTTATACCACATAAATTCATTTCAGTTTGTGCCTTCCATATTTTGCTGTTGGAAAAACAAGTATAGTCCGCTTGTTTGTCAACAAAAATTGGCGGCATTGATTGATGATGGAATTCTCAACGACATTTCTCTCCATACGATTTTACATTGTATTCAATACGTATTGGAAGATAATAGCGCGACCGTTGATGAATGGAAAATTATTGAAGGAATGCTAAAATATTCTTGCACACGAAACACAATACAGCTCTACACAGAGTATACGCTTCGCGACATTTATCGTCGTATTAAACTTTGTCAGGACAGACACGACATGTTCACAATACAACACAATTGCTGTCAAAAAACATCTCTTCTGATTCATAATTATCTCACAACGAAATACACAAGTACGATTGCAACGCCACTGTCATGGTCTCATCAGTTATCTGACGATGTTGGTGAGTCAAAAATTACTTTACATTGATCCAACTGCTACAAAAAACTTTCCGAACGGTTATTCTATGTGATTCACAAAATATAATGATATAAACGTTTTGCGGGTAGAGTAAATAATATAATATATAATGTTTGAATTTATTTGTGGTGGATTTACAGGTTCATTGTTTTCGTATTTTTTGACATTTCAGTGTGGTTCATTATTTGAACATTGTTATTGTTACGGCGATTCAAACCAAGTAGAATCAAAAATTGATAGAATATTGCATAAACTAGACGAAATAAAACCATTGAATAGCTATAGACTTTAACTGTTCTTCCAAACTCTGATAAACATTGATATAAATGTGTTCTTAACGTCGCGCGTATCCACTACAATATGTAGCTGTAAACGCAACGAATAATAATGTCTGTCTTTTTCAGTTCGTGTAATGTAGTCAAGTGTTTCAATATATCTTTCGGTTGACCAAAAACATTGGGTATCGTATCGGAATCTACCACCGCTACAAACATATCAAATTTTGGGGATGCTATCCATAAAAGCTGAGATCGCAATGGTAGTCTTTGTCTTTGTAATAATGGAATCATGATGAATGTTTCAAGTGTCTGATATGCTATGATCAAACTTTCAAATATATTCCATAAAACAGGATTCATTTGTCGCTCTTGATTTACCACTATTTTGATTGAATTCGTGATGTGTTTGTAAAATTGGTTCCATATTTCCGATTCAACTGTTTCTTTTCGTTGATACGCAAAAGAATTCTTTGAAACTTTGAGTTCCGTGTCAATAGCGAGATTCACCGATGGAATAACGGTGATCATGTTTTCAATTCTACGGTAAAGTACACACATAGTATCACTCATTTGTTGATTCTCATATGAACCACGACCATTGTTACAAACACGAAAACACATTTCTGAAATAATATTCCATGCTGTTTCATATTCTTGTGTGATGGGTAAATTGTGGACACAATGCCGGATAAGATTTATAGAAAACATCTTTTGAGATAATGATGTCTTACGAATAGCTTCACAAAGTGGAATCAAATAAAGATTTCCATCGTTTGTCCAATTACATGAACCTAGAACTGACACAATACAAGAATAACGACGTGGAAGAAGTGGCTGATTATCCGAAACAAAATCGTTCAAACCATTAGTTGCAATTGGTAATTGGCCATCAAAATCTCCAGTTGTAATATTTCGGATGAATATATATTGATAATACCGAATTTTTTGGAAGCAACAACAAAAAAATTGTACACAGTCGGTGAAAACCATCATAAGACAAGGATATTGTATGCAAGCCATAATGGTAATAAGTGATGCGATGATGCCAATAATATTAGTTGTGGATAACTTTCTATATTGATATTTTTAGGTTCTCTTTACGGTTGCGAAGCGCCATATATATATTATATTAAATATATTATATTACTTAATACTGTCATAACCATATTTATAAATTCAATATCGTGTAACATAACATTTTTTTACGGGTCATTGGATAATATATCTTTTTTTGACATAAATATTTTGGGTATTTTTAGTTAAAATAATATAGAAATAAAATATTGATATATTATATAACTAAAATGGGTAAATATAGTTGCGAAAAATGTGCGAAAATCTTTTCTCAAAAATCACACTACGACAAACACATTAGTCGTAAAAATCCTTGCGAAATTCAAACAGACAAAATCAAAGCGTTAATAGATAAAGCAGTAGACGAAAAATTGATTCAATTAAATATAAAATTGAAAGTAAATAACACTGAAAGTAATATTACAATAAACAGAACAGAACAAATGGATATTTTAAAAATGAGTAAAATTGACTTATTAGAGAAGTGTAAAGAATTGGGTATTACAAAGTGTAGTTCAAAAAATAAACCACAATTAATAGAACTGATTAACTCCAAAAATAAAACAAGTAATAATACTGAAGAATTTACAAATATTTTAATAAGCGAAGATGTTATTAATAATGAACCTATAACCGAAACATTAAATGTAATTGTTGAAAATGAAATTAATACTGAAATGACAACCCAAATTATAAAATTACCTAACACAAGGTTTCAAGGATCTAAAAAAAAAATAATTAATATAATTTATGATTTAATGATAACACATTTTAAACCAAGACATATATTAGATTTATTTGGAGGTTCATCAATTTGTTCTCTATATTTTCATATAAATAATATAGAAGTTACATATAACGATATTTTAAGATTTAATAGTATAAATGCGAATGGTCTATTGGACATTGATATAAATAATATACCAAGTGAAGAAGAAATTAAAAACATATTTGTAAAAAATAGTAATAGTTGTTATACTCCATTTATATATGATACATTTAAAGATATATATTATACGGATGATGAAAATAGACAATTAGACACTTTCAGAGAAAATATTAAACATTATAATAATGTAATTAAACAAAATATAATTTATTACCTATTATTTCAGTCTCTAATTTCAAAAAGACCATATAATTTGTTTCATCGTAAAAATTTATCTATTAGGACTGCGGACGTTGAACGAAAATTTGGGAATAAAACCACTTGGGAAAAACCATTTATTGTTCATATGCTAACGTTTAGAAAAGAACTTATAAAATTATACGAACAAAAAAAAATGATTGATATAGGAAATACCCACATTATAAATATGCCATATAATAAAATAACCGAAGAGATAATATCTCAAATAGATACCATATACATAGATCCGCCTTATTTTAAAAAAGATTGCAAAGATTCTCAATATTTTGATAATTATCATTTTTTGGAAGGTTTTATTAGTGAATCATGGGATACAAGTATTGATTATTCAACAAAACATTTAAAATTAAAGACATCAACCGATTATATTATAGAAAATGCAAATAAAATGTTTGATAACATAATAGATAAATATGGTAATAAAAATTTAGTTATATCATACAATACAAAAGCGTTCCCATCAATATCAGAGATTGAAACAAAACTTAAAAAAAAATATAGTAATGTAATTACAAAATATATTGATTACAATTATGCTTTATCTAAATCAAAATCACAGGAAGTAGTGATATTAGCACTTGTAACTTAACCAAAATGTGTTAAACTCATCCTCGTTATTAAAATAAGGTTTATTACCTAATAAATCACTTAACAATTTAATACTTCCAATATTACACGTATTTCCAGAACCAGCTCTATTTCTTGCAATTTCCCATTTATCTTTTACAATTATATGTTTGACGGGTATTTTAATACCCGTTCTTGAATAAATTACGCATATACAAAAGTGTTTTATGAAATTGTTATATGGTTTTACTATACTACATAAAGAATCTCTATTTTTAAAATAACCTTTATATGTTCCTAAGGTAAAGCCATTTATTTCTGTTTCTGTTTTCAAATATGAACTTTTAATATCAACCGCATAAAATTTTTCTTCTTGTATTTTACTAATTATTACAAAATCAGGATATTTATTTTGAATTTCATTTTCAATATATTTATACCCTTTAGTATCCAATAAACCCTTTAATTTGTCTATAATAATAATTTCGTATATTTTACTAATAATTTTTGAATCATTTCCTAATTTATAATTAATTCCATTATTATTAATACTAAATTCATCATCTATACTTGTATCACTAATTTCAGTTAGAATGTCACCAATTTCTTGTATTTCTAACAAATGACTTGCTTTTTTGTCATAATTTATAGTTTGTCCTTCTAAACATATTTTGCCACCTATTATTTGTTGTTTATCAATATCTATAGTGGGTTCTATTCCGTTCATTCTTGATAGCTTACATTATCTTTATTATTTCATTTATTCAAATCAATTTTATAGGTTTTGATATTATCGCAAAGGGAGATTGCATCTCCCCTTAAACCCCTACAAAAACACAGTTTTGACTGCCACTAATAATGTGAACCAAACATGTTCATATTATTGCAAAGGGAGATTGCATCTCCCATTAAACCCCTACACAAACACAGTTTTGACTGCCACTAATAATGTGAACCAAACATGTTCATATTATTGCAAAGGGAGATTGCATCTCCCCTTAAACCCCTACACAAACACAGTTTTGACTGCCACTAATAATGTGAACCATCACCCATCCAATTATCAATCAATATGACTTTACGATCTAATGACATTGCACCAATATTATCAGCACCCAACAATTTCATATCTCTCTTTTTGATTGCATCTACACAAAAAAGTGACAATCCACCGAAAAATTGTTGTTCTGATGAAAAATGTCCATTTTCATAAATTCGTCGGATTGTTCAATTAATTGTTATTTAATATAAAGATTTATTCAACCATAATATGAACCTGTCACGAATTCGGCAAAAATTATATTGTCACCGCACTAAGCGCGGCTATACTACATCAATATAGTATGTAGAATTGATATAATATTATCTATTTTGTTCATACCAATTGTCAATTCGTTCATCTATATGATGCAATATGTATTGTTTTATCATTGGCATCACATTTTCAATGATTTGACGTTTTTTTTCTGAGTTTATATTTTCATCACCATCATCATCCAAAAATTTATATATTTGTTCTTTTAGATTATCTAACTGTATATTTTTCAACTCTAGTTTTTTTGTTTCATTTTCCTCTTGTAATTGTTTATTGAAATTTCTATCTTTTCTTTCAATTTCATCATAAAAATTGTCAATTTCCTTGCATATATCTCCGAATGCTTTAGTTTTATCAAAAAATGGTCTTTTTTCATCTGCCCATTCAATTTTGAATTTTGATGATGGATAACTATGGGTTCGTCTCTCTTCCTTATAATTCAATATATCTCTAACAAATTCGGCATCCTCCTCATTCTCATAAGTTGATATAATTTTGTACTCAAAATTTTCATATTCTCCGGTTTCTTCAATAAGAACAAACGGCATCAATAGTTTGTAATATAGCATCATCTTTATGTTAAATACCAAAAAAATGATTTGATTTTTGAAAACATATCAATCACTTCACAAATCAATCATCCAATATGATGCATAATTTCAGGCCAGTTTCTGATATTGAATACAATGTAGTTTTGGATACCGGAAAAAAAATAATTATAACATTCACATTAGATAACGATGTCTATCCTGAAGAAGAATTTTATTTTTTGTATAAGGTAAATAATTCCCGCAGGAAAAATTAAGAACATTTGGTGCATATAATCAATATACTACAAACAAAATAATGGAACTCAATAATGAAACACATCAATTAAGCTATAAAACATTTGTAACAAAAATTGAAACTCAACATAATACCCAAATTTCCGATTTACGTAAACGAATTGAAAATATTGAATATGTTCAATCAAAGAATAATCATAACAACAGTAATTGGTCGTGGCGATAAAATCCGTATTTTTATTGACTTATTCCCGTCTGCAAGATTGTTAGAAAAGTTTTTATAAAATGTTCAATATTGAATTTTGTCTTATCCATATTTTTAAGAAATAAATGAGTATCTACAATAATTTGCGGATTTTTCAACAATGCTTCAATTTCTTTATTCATTGCAAAATAATTATTGACATCATTATTTTGCAGCGGTTGATGATTATAGTATAATGGATAATCTGCACCTAATAATTCTACTATTGCGGGATGTTTGTTTATAATCAATGGAGTATTTCGTACAATACATTCTAATACAGTATTAACAGCTGATGCATCTACTAGATTTAAAAAAACAATATTTTGTGATAATAATTCATCATAATGTTCATCATCTAAATTTAATTGTACCTCAACGGATGAAATCTGATTTTTGAGATGTTCCAAAAAATTGGCATGCCAATTATTCACAATATCACCATGACTAACTAATAATGTACATGAATCGGGATTAGGCAATTCTTGTAATCCACATAAACTCTCATGAATATTTTCAACTAATTTTTCATCAGGATAATAACTATTCATTGCAGTTCCCTGTAAACTCAATTTTTTAATTACATCGGAATGAATGACTTCAGATTCATCAAAAAAGATAATTTTGGATGGAAATATGAAATTATAAAATGAATAAATATTACGTAACCATCCACCAATATGAACAATACTTTTATTTTGGTTGGCAATAAATCTATCCATTGAGAATCCGAGTAATGGTGTTTCAGTTGGATGAGTCAAAACATGAATAGGAATGTTTATATCCAATAACAATGGTAATTCTTTCAACCACAATTCACGTAGATAATTAGACAATACGATTAAACCACGACACATTTGTAAACTTTGTAAAAATTCTGGTGTTTGTAATAAAACATGATTATTATAATTACTAAACGATTTATCAAATGTATGATGTACAAAACCTATCCATGGATTTTTATATGGAACAATACCCAATTTTGACAATCTATTTCGTTTCCAATGAAATGTGCGGTCTACATACATGTCCAATAAAACTGGACATTTTTCTGAATGCCACGGTAAAAGATGGTTGTATACATATTGCCAACCGGAACGATGAACTCCAATATTATCGCGTTGTTCAATAAAATGCATATTAAAACATGGCGCGCGGGCGCGGTCGTCTTTTATATCCATTGTTGTCATTGTCACTTCGGTCGCGGGTGATACGGGTGCTTTATAATCGTTTAATATCCATGACCATTCACTTTTCCAATTATAATTTGGACAAAACATTTTTGTTTCTAGACCATGACGATATGGTCCATCAATATCTTTAGTTAGGGTGTATAATACAATATCTAATAATTCAGGGACAATATCAGGGTCCGCGTTTGTAGCGTTGTTCCATTCACCATTCCTTTTACAAACCAAATCATATGCCAATTCTACTGGATCATCAGATAATGGACGTTTGCTAGCATTTGAACTCATTGCGAAAATGAAATTTGGAATGGCTTGTTGTACTTTTTTATCCAATTCAATATTAATTTGAACAAGTTTAGATTGAAGGGTGGGGGTATTATCCAACATGAGTGAAATTGCAGCTAATGATTCTTCAATATCAAAATTAATTGGTAAATCAGTTTTGTAATCAACATTCATTTCAATACCATATTCCCAATTAATATCTTCTAAAAAATTACGTATTTTTCGGGTTGTATAAATGGCTAAAAACGGCACCTTTTTATATAAACTAAATAAACAACTATGAAATCGCATACATATGGAAGCTTTACAGAAATCATAAATACCAAGTGTCTCGTATACCGACAATGTATATTCAATATTCGTAAAACCTGTTTTTGATTGCATATTCTTGACAACATCACGATGAATTAATATATCATTTTCCGCATTTTCACACTCATCTTCAATAATCGCACTAGTATTGTATGGTAAAAATACAATATAATATCCTTGATTGATTAATGTATCAAATAACCATGCAAATGTCCATATCAAAATACCATATTTTGTACCTCCATAGATGTGACGATTTAGTGAAACACAAATAATTTTATCGCCGATTGTTTTTTTTATTCGTTTCAAATCTCGGCAAATATTTTGGGCTGGCATTGGAGATGGAACAATATCACGTTTGAATTGCGACGATAATAAGCATGAAATATCTGGACAATAAAATAATCGGTCTTTTGATATTTTAGTGGATAATAATTCCAAGTCATATGGTGTTCTTACAAATATGTAATCTAGAAAACTCAATTTATTGATATAATTCGTAATAATACTAGTATATGGTACCCCCACTGAAAATGCAATTATTTTGTTTTTCTTGCCACGAAACTTTTGACTTAGTGTATCTAAAAAATAATCATTGAGAACATCACCACCACCAAGAATGATGGTTGAATTTTCTTCTATATCTGTTGAAAGTAATCTATCACAATCGGTGAATTTTAGAGATATATTGGGTAGATACTGAGAAAACAATAGAAGAAGAGTAGTCTTGTATTGTTCATCTCCGATATTAGAATGACCAAAATATCCAATAACATGGACAATTTGTGATGATGATGAGGTTGGCGACGATGAAATGATGTCTATTTGCAATGTCTGTGACAAGGTTTGGTGTTGATTTAAACATGGATTTAGACATGAAGAAGATAAACATGAACATGAACATGATTGTTTAAACAAAGACATGATTGATGATAGCCAGTTAGAAATAAATATGTAGATAACAAGCGAATATGATTTATATAATATTATTAAAAATGACAACAACAACAACAACGACATTATTTTCACCACCACCATCACTTCCTATTGCCCTCTCTGCCTCGCCACCATCATCCCTTGCCCTACAAAAACACAAAACAGGTAAAAATGACAAAACAATCATATCTATGGATGAAAAACATGCTCTAATGATGAATGATTTTGACAAGATTGAAAATAAACTACTCCCTAAATTACGCGCAGAGCGACAAGTATTACATGATAATAAAAAGTTAATCGGTGATCACCGAATAGATGATTATATGGATTTGCGGGACAAGATTCGTGATATTGATGAATTAATTAAAATACAGAAACGCAAACGAAAACAGTATTTACTTGATAACTCTATTTACATTTTTAATTATTTTGAAGAAAAAAAGAATATTTCAGAATCTGTTGGGAAAGATATTATAGCACCTCAAAAACGGCATAAAAATTCCTTAAACGCGTTTTTTAAAGTAGAAACACAAATCATACCAACATCATTAACATCTACTACTACTACTACTGCGATAACAGATGCAAATACAAATTCAAATACAACCCATCATTCTACTGAAATTCATGATAAATTTAAAAACTCGCGTGAATATTGGGCCAATGTTAATAATGAAATTGTCAATATGAGCGAATTCATTGTTTCTTCCGATGTTTGTGACAAATGTAGAAAAGGTGAATTGATTTCACAAGAAGATGAAGGTTCATTTATATGTAACCATTGTGGTATTACATTGCAATATATTGTAGATTCTGATAAACCTTCATATAAAGAACCACCAAGTGAAGTTTCTTATACTGCATATTTGAGATTAAATCATTTCAAAGAAATTTTGTCACAATTTCAAGCAAAAGAAACAACTCAAATTCCTGATGAAGTCATAGAAGCTATTCGTAGCCGTATAAAGAAAGAAAGAATCCATGATTTGAGTGAAATGACTTATATGAAAACGCGTGATATATTGAGGAAATTAGGCTTTAATAAATATTTTGAACATATTCAGTATATTAATTGTAAATTTGGAATTAATCCACCAATAATGTGTGAAGAACTTGTAGAAACATTATGTGTTCTCTTTATTGAAATACAAGCACCATGGGCTTTACATTGTCCTAGTACTCGTACGAATTTCTTTAATTATGCGTACACCTTGTATCAATTATGCAAATTATTGGGTCAAATACAATTTTTACCATTTATACCATTATTAAAAGATCCTATGAAAACAATAGAACAAGATGATATATGGAAAAAGGTTTGTGGTGAATTAGGTTGGCAATTCTATCCTACACCCAGAAATTAACCGAAATGGCCGATTGATTGATTACATGGATTAATTAATTAATTATGTATACATGGTTTTAGACGATGTGTGCGTTTGAAAAAAAAAACGACAATAATTATATAATACGAATTAAATTTATAAAATTATTATGATTAAGAATATCAACGCTTTGAAAAAGAATCTGCGTTCAAAACTAAGAATCATCACTCCAAATCAAACATATGCAACTAAATTATCAAATATCTTGTGCGATGAACTTGAATCGCTACAATCAACAAAACCTGCATTACAACAATTATATTTGTATTGTGAACATGAAGCTCCATTAATTAGTATTCATGAAAATACACCTGAATCAAGAGAATTATTAGCTCAGTATTATTATTTAATTGGACAAATCAAAACCATGGCATTAACAGAACTCGTTTATATTTCATCTTATCAACAATTTTTGAACAATGTAGGAGATTTATTAGACGACGATGATACAAGTGGCGGCTCTAGGGGCGGTGGCGGCGGTGGAAATGCAAGTATGGATGGGAAACTCAAACATTTAATCATGTTTATGATTCTACTGTTATTCCGATATTCTTGTTGTAATGGAGAACTCGCTGAAATCAAAAACAAAATAGATCTTGTTTCAGGTACGGTAGGTGCGGTTGAAAAAAACTGGATTGTCATCCAACCGCAGATAAAACCGATAAACCCATCAAATAATAATAATAATAATAATAATAATTTGCTAGAAAAAACCAAGGTGCCGAAAAATTCATTCGTGATACATATTGGGCAACGAAATGGCGCAGATGGTGCCAATGGAATAGATGGCATTCATATGAGTAATGCAGTCGCATTAAACCATCAACCAAATGCAAACACAAATACAAATATAAATATAAATGCAAATTCACCTTTATCAAAAATTGATGTTACATCTCTTCTTGAAAATGTCCAGAGAATGCAAAACTTTAATATTCAAACAATGACATCGTATCTATTTTCATTTGCATTTGGACCAGCATTGACGGGGTATAATAAACCAATACAACAATTGAAAGATATACTTTCATCCTTTAATATTTACATGTCTGAAATGGAATTGGCTACAATTAGTGAATGTCATCAAGTTGCATCTGATATTGTAGATGGAAATTTTAATAGAGGTCATCCCGAATCAGTTGAACTTGGTTATCAACTAAATATTGCAACAGCTGATAGGTTTTGTAGGGCGCTTGTACCTCATATCGCTCTTGTTATGAGTCCTGATGGCAACAGTTATTATCTTGAAAATACGGCTCTTTATTCATCCGGGGGTATATTGCATGTACTGGAATTACTTCGTAATAATGTAGCAAAGATACGTTCAGAAAGTACCAGTTACCTTTCTGTTATTTGGCGAGGAGGACCTGCTGATCAAATGGATTTCAAACTCTTGAACTTAAGAAATTTGGTTTTGAAATCAACACAATTTTCACCAACTACAGTTAGTGGTATAGATGATTTGTCGGCATTGACAAAACGATTATATTCTCATGTACAATCTCATTCTAATCAATTGAAAGTTTTAATGGGAACTGAATCTTTACAGAATAGTATGATGGCAATTGCCAAAATAGAAGAAAATACCAAAGTTCAGAAAATGTTTAATACCGCCACAGCCAATTCAAATGAAGCTCAACAAATTGGTTGGCTACTTTCAAATAATAATATGCAAATACAAACGAATGGATTATTTGGTAATTTGTTCAAACCAATAGATAGTATTGTAGGTAATATAGGAAATACAACTAGAAATGTGGTCAAAGAAACAGGAACAACTATAGATTTAGCACTCCAATATGTTTACAAGTATGTGATTTCTTGTGCAATTGCAATGTTATTGATTGGATATGTAATTCAACGTCTTCCGCGAATATCTTTATTTAGGTGGTTGAAAATAGAAAACAACGTGAAAAATTTAGGTGATAAAATTAAAAAGATTGATAAGATTGATAAGATTGAGAATACTCCAGTACGGGCGAAAATTGATGATATAGTCAAAACTCTGAGAAAGGAATTGAAAAACGAATCAGCGTCAATATCATCAAGCCCGATAATTTCCCCCAATAAAACCGTGTCATATAAACGTAAATACAATTCAGTCAAACGCAAATATCAAAATGTTAAACGAAAATACAATACTGTTAAACGCAAGTATCAACAAAAAAAACTTGATGATAAAAAACTTGATGATTGGATACGCAACGACACAATCAATCACAGGTAATCAATCAATTCAAATTCATTTGCAAATAAAGAAATAAATGAATACGGAAATACAGTATAAAGACTTGTAAATGGTCAATATATAGATTTAGATAATATGGGAATCTATTACGGACAAGAAATATTTGGAATTCGTATTTTGAAAATAAAAGCGGCAATAGCAGATGGGGATGGTGACGACGAACTGATAGAACCGATAGTAGTATGTAGTGAGTTATTTGATAAATTAACATTGGAACATGTAGAGAATGTTGCCGAAATAATCAAAGATAATCCGAACGAGTTTTTGATTTATACATGGAAATCTTGTACTAGTACTCATTTCGGTGAACATACATATTTTGACTGGGTAAAGACTACCATGAATACAATCAAGATGGCATTATCATTATAATGAAATAAATATCTATACAATATATGCAATAATTTAATGATTTGGTGCGGTAAAACTTGTTGTTTTTTTGTCTGTTATACGAAATCTTCTCGTCAGATTCTATACTATGGAAATTCGTCCCAAATACCGTCTCTTTCCGTCTCCCAAAGACCATCGCGATTTTGTGCATGCTCCTCTCCCATCAGTACTTCCTCTTCCTCCAATTGTAGATTTGCGTTCAGAAATGCCTCCCATCCTTAACCAAGGAGATTTAGGAAGTTGTTCCGCAAATGCTACAAGTAATATTTTACGTCACTTATTACGTAAGGAATCAAAACCAGAATTTCAACCTTCTCGTTTATATCTTTATTATAATACTCGCGTAAATATTGAACATGTTTCAGCAGGTAATGATTCAGGAGCTTGTCTTCGTGACGTGTGCATTGCTGTCCAAAATTATCATGCATGTGACGAAACAACTTGGCCATATGATATTTCCAAATTTAGTACTGCTCCGTCTTTAGAATCATATAAAAATGCTGATTTACACAGTAAAATCCAATTTTGTGCAGTGAATCAAGATATTAATACGATTAAAAAAACATTGGCAGATAGATTACCCATTCTTATTGGTATTCGTGTATATGCTAGTTTAGAATCTGCCGCGTCCATCACCACTGGTCATATTCCTATGCCCGATGTTACAAAAGAACAGAATTTAGGAGGACATGCTCTTGTATTATGTGGTTATAATGATGAAACCAAGAGATTTCTTTTAATGAATTCATGGGGAACTGGAATTGGATTAAATGGCAGTGGATACTTTGATATTCCTTATGAATATCTTTTACAACCTGAATTGGCTAGTGATTTTTGGGTCTTTAAATCGTTTGAGTGAGTAAACCGAAAATAATTCGGGCAATTGAATTTATCCATTTATAAATTTATAATAAATGGATAAATGTAATCATATCAATTCATAAATTTTCTATTTTTTTTTGTTATAACTAGTACTGTTATGGCTATTATTACTGCCCCTACTATTATTACTATTACGTGCTTTGCGTTTTTTGGTTAATCTTTTCTTTTGAATAGATCCTCGTGTAAAAATTGGATGTTTATAAAGTGCTTGTACACATCTATTTGTGTTCATATGTAGTAATAAAATTAATTCTCGTTCATCATCAGTCAATGATTTTGATTTTGATGCAGTATCATGGTCCATTAAAAACATGTTATAATTTAATCGTTTTTTAATTTTCTTCAGTAATCCACTACTTATATGACAACCATTAAGAAATGGCATAAATTCCAATTGTCCATTACGGACGGATTTTTTATCATTATCGGGGGCGGCATTTTCATCTAATTCTCGTTCCAATTGTAATTGAACTGCTGGCCATTCTACTGACCATGTATGGGGTTTCATTCCAGCCAATCGGCAACAATCATACCAAAGTATACTACTTTGTGGTTCATCGTCGTCTGATAAAGTATCATAAACAAATGAATTTGGTATTATTGGACCATATGCAAGTCCTTTTGCAAATGTGGATACATCATCAGCAATTTTATGGTCAAAATATACATTTACTAATGGATAACCGGATGTATGAGGTGAAAAAAAATAACATAAAAAAAAGGCACGTGCGATTCCAAATTGTTCACTTAACAATGGAAATATGCGATAATATAAAATTTTAAAAGGAGAAGGAGCATATGTGTATTTTTTCTTTGTTTGTACTTCAGACAATTTGCGATGAGAAATACTATTTAATCCATAAAGGAAGAGATAAATATTTGGAGATGATGAACCTGGTAAAGAAGCAAGATATATTTTACTCAAAAGGGTTCCATGTTGACTTCCTGAATATGCCATGTCATCTACTAGTATAACGGGGTCATTACCAGTTATGCTGGATAAATCTTCATTAATCGTTTTAAGAAAATAATCAGGTTGACGTAATTGATGCTTTTTAATAATATACATGGCAACTATTGCACCAAAATAATAAGATTTATTTGGTTCACCAACATACATGTATATTTTTCCATCCATATTGATTTTATTGTATGATTCAAGTATCAAATGTTCAATACCATTGACATATTCTTGAATGGAAATGTAATTTATAGATGCAATAAAATCACGTGCCGTATTTATTCTTAATTCAGATTTTTGACTATTTATCCACTTTATAGATTTTTCAGTATTTACTGAATATCGTCCTGAAACATTTGATATTAATCGGATAAGAGTTTTTATATGAAAATCCAAATTCTCTCCGAACTTTGTATCCAAATCTAAATCCAGATTCAAATTCATTTATTGTATTGTCTTGTATTGTATTGTCCTGTATTGTATTGGGTTTGAATTGTATATATAATCGTTATAAATAATAAAGGTGTACAACGTTATTATTTATTTCATATGAGACCGTCAAATCATCTCCACGTCAGACCAAGGCCGTCTTCTGATATAAAGCTGTCAATTAAAGTAATGGATATTGATGTATTTTTTCATAAATGGATAAATCTATAAATTCATTTATACAGTCATACAATTCAACGAAGAGGAATACGGACATCTGAACCGATTCCACGAGAAGCACTCACTCTCCATGAAATTAGATTTTTCTGCAACCCAGGCAATCCGCAACAAGAACCTGTCCCAACGTTTCCACCACCAAGAGACATTGATGACCATTGGTCACGTCCAATTTGGTAAGGAAGACCCGCTTTTTTATCTCCTCCTCCTTGATTTTTTGCAGTAATACTGGAAATATAGCGTGCTTTTTTTGTTCCACCGTAGTAAACCATTTTCTATATATAATATAATATCTATATATATAATATAATATATACACAAGGAATAATAAATAAATAAATAAATAAAGATAAAGATTATTGTCTAGTTATTATAATGGACGACAACATGATAACTAGTTATATAGGACCCAACTCGCAACAACAACAACAACAACCACATTCCAACAAATTGAATCAATCAAAAGCAGATATAATGATGGATATGAATGACAAATCTGTACTTTATATCCATCCAAGTGATGAAGATGTCCATTTACAAAGAAACGCGACTGGTGATGAAATATATGTATTTGACCCTTTTAATCCCCTAAATGTGGAAATAACGGCGGTTGAAATTCAAACAATTTTAAAACGATATGGTTTAAATATTCCAATTTTCAATGAAACATTGTATAAACGCGCCTTTATTCACCGTTCATATATTCGTAGAACTCAATCAGCAAATGATACTAATAAAATAATTATTGCATCTAAACCGATTTCTTGTTTACCTTTGAAAACAAAATCTAATGAAACTTTGGAATTTGTTGGTGATGGTGTATTAGATTGTATCACCAAATTCTATTTATATAAACGGTTTCCTAAACAAAATGAAGGATTTATGACAGAAAAGAAGATTGCATTGGTAAAGAATGAAGCAATTGGAAAATTAGCAAGTGAAATGGGATTACATAAATGGTACATAATGTCTAAACATTCAGAAACAAAACAAACACGGACAAACTTGAAAAAATTGGGATGTTTATTTGAAGCGTTTCTGGGTGCAATTTTTTTAGATTTCAATAAAATCTCAGTAAATGATGAACATAATTGGTTTTCTAATGTTTTTGTTACGGGACCAGGATTTCAAGCAGCACAAATATTTGTAGAGGCAGTTTTTGAAAAACATGTAGATTGGGTCAAACTTATTATGAATGATGATAATTATAAAAACATTTTACAAGTCAAAATCCAAAAAGAATTTAAAGTCACTCCGTATTATTTAGAAACTCCTTCTACACAATCATATTCTTCTTCTTCTTCTTATTCTAATAATAATAACAATAACTCTAATAATAATGATGTTATAGCTGACCGCGTATATCACATGGGAGTTTATTTATGTCTTGGGCAATCAATTCATAATTTACGTGATTGTGATGCAAAGTTATTTTCAGAATATGGTTCTTTTGCATCTATTCAAAAAGCATACTCATCTAGTGGTCACGTATTTGTCAGACTTGGACAAGGTAATAATAAAATAAAAAAAAAGGCTGAACAATTGGCATGTGAAGATGCTCTTTCTACTATAGATGAATAGATGGATAGATGGATCCTCATACATGGGTGCATGGATGAATAAACATGTATCATTGCAAAAAATGTGTCATTACACTGTATTATGTCTGCATTTCCATGGGATTTGATACCGACGACAAATGATGAAATTGGTACAGTTGAATCAAAATCAAAACCTAGACCGAGACCTAGACCGAGACCTACATCTACATCTACATCTACATCCAGAGTTGATCCAA